AGGAGGAAACACAACTATGGCACATGAAAGAGTATATGATCGCTGGTCCACCGAATGGGCGTTCGTCGCCGACGAGGCAGCCGATGTGTCCAACGTGGAGTCCGCATACCCCGACGCACCGGTCGGCAGCTGGATCCTCGTAGGTGACGACGACGGTGTGGCAGCGGTCTATGTCAAATACCCGGCAGGCTCATTCCTTAAAACGTTTGACTTCTCGTGAGGGGGTCATCCTATGCGCAACATAGTATTCCCCAGGCATTGGACGACCCTGCGTAAACTGATCTGGCTGAGAGCCACAGCCGCGGCAAAAGCTATATACGAAACCATATCCGGCGCGATTGTGTCTTTCACGACCGTTCGCGCCGCCCCTTTCCGTTCCCTCTCCCTCTCCCTGTCCCCCATCCAGTCACTGAATGGCTACGATAACCCCTGGCCTGCGGGGGGTGGGAAGAATCTGCTGAACTGGGAGAACACAACGCAGACTATTAACGGAGTGACCTTTACCGTTAATTCGGATGGGACTGTCAATGTAAATGGTACGGCAGACGGAGGGGATGCGTCTTTCTATTCAACGCCTACCGACAAAGTGTTGCTCCCCGAGGGTAACTATGTGTTGAGCGGCTGTCCGTCTGGCGGTAATGTTTCAACGTACATGATTAACGAAACCATTTATTCTGCAAGAGATACTGGAAGCGGTGCGAATATTAGCGTCCCTCAAGGCTCTACTGGGGTAAGGGTGCGGATTGTTATCAAGAACGGTACAACAGTGAGCAACAAGCTGTTCAAGCCTATGATTTGTCTGTCTTCCGCAAGCAATCCGACCACTTTCGCCCCTTACTCCAACATCTGCCCCATCAGCGGATGGACGGAAGTGGATGTGACAAGGACAGGGGAAAGCCTGCTCGACATAAACACATTCGTGCAAGGGTCTATCAGCGGGCAGGGAGTAGACACAAGTACAACGAACCGCCTACGTTCCCCACTCTTTGCCGTCTATCCGTCCACAAAATACTGGGTGAAGTGCAACACGGGTGTTCTTGTGTATGAGTTCCACGATTATGACGCAAACGGAAAATGGTTAGGCTATACGACCATCAACAACACAAGCGGAGTAATCACAACACGGGCTAATGCAAAATATGCGAAAGTCCTTATGCGTCATTTGGACAACTCCACGATTACAACGGACGAAGTAACACAGTTTACCTTTGCCGAAGGGGAAACCGCAGGAGAATACATCCCCTACAACGGCACAACCCTCTCCATCTCCTTCCCCACACCCCCCGGAACCGTCTACAGCGGTACGCTTGATGTGGTAACAGGAGTGCTGACGGTGGATATGGGGTATGTGGATTTAGGTACGCTTTCGTGGGTTTCCGCAGGGACAAATCAGACTGGCGCTTACAGAATGCAATCGCCTCAGATTACACAGGCAAAACCCGCCACGAGTGACACAACAAAGGCGAATATTCTTTGCTCAAACTATGCAACAGTAACTGCGGAACAAACATATTACAATAACACGGGCATAGACATTGGGGCAAATGGAAGAATCCATGTGTATGACCCAAACTATAATACAAGTACATCAGCGTCTGCTTTCAAAACCGCCATGGACGGCGTCCTGCTTGTCTACGAACTCGCCACCCCGCAGACCTACCAACTCACCCCGCAAGAGGTTTCGTCCCTGTTGGGGAACAACGTGGTGTGGCAATCGGGTAATGGTGACGTTTCCGTAACCTTCCGCTCAAACTGATGAACTGCGACAACTGCAAGCATTACCGATGGTACTATGATAGGTGCGAGAAGTGGGGTTGTGAAGTAGACGCAAGGGAAGTCCACAACTGTTTTGAGAAAAGAGAGATATTGAAGCGCACAACCGCAATCCTCTCCGCTCTGCTGATTTTGGCAAGCTGTCTGACGTTCCCCATCTCCGCAAAGGCAAGCGAATCACAGACGAACATACCCGAAGGTGCGTATGGGGTTTGGGAGATTGCATCATTAGGCACAATTTCTCCCCTGTACACATCAAAGGCGAACACAAGCCGAGAGAATCAGCGGGTAGTAGACCGTGAGAACTGTGCGCTGTGGTGGCGGTATTCCAAAGGTCACGCAATAGTTGACCATCTTGACAGTGAAGTCGGTGACGGGCTGTGGCGTGTGAATGAGATGCACGTTTCCGACATCGCCACGCTCACGACATCCAAAGGGAAAACCTACTATGAGTGCCGTGCCATTTGGATGGCAACACAGACGAAATACGTTTACCAGTATGACGGGAGCACGATCCAAGTCAAAGCGGGTGACATCATCTGCGTAAGCTGCGCTGATGAAGACGGGTACAACTACGTTGCGTACTTTAAGAAGATAGCTTAATCGCCCCGTACCTTTGCGGAGATACGGATAAACTGCGGCGGCTCAGTTATCTGCGGAGATACTCTGCTTACAACCGCCAATTCTTAATCAGCTTATGTGGTACGAATACCTTATACTCGGCCTGATACTTGGGTTCCTTATAAGTAATTTCCTTCATTGGATCAATTCAAAGTAATATGGATACAGTACAGTCAGAAGTTAATATCCTCAACGCCGAGCTGGCTCTTCGTGAGCTGGCCCGGCGTTCTTTTCGGGACTACCTGGCCTACACAACGCCCGGGTGGATACCCACACGGATGTCAGACTTCCTCGCCGACAAAGTGCAATCCTTTGTCACCGCATCCACAGGCAATGCGTACGACATCCTGGTTGTCGAGTGTCCACCCCAGCACGGCAAGTCGATGACGATAACCGAGGCGCTCCCCAGCTGGTATCTGGGGAAGTACCCCACGGCGCGTATCATCGAGGCCAGCTACAACGAAGAGACTGCCGAACGCTTTTCCCGACGGAATAAAGAGAAGATACAGCAGTTCGGCGCGAATTTGTTCGGGCACACGATCGGCGACATCAACCGCGCGACCGAGTTCGAGCTGAACAATCATCAGGGCCGCATGATATCCCGAGGCATCATGTCAGGCATCACGGGCAACCCGGCCAACCTGATGATCATCGACGACCCGATAAAGAACCGGGTCGAGGCTGACAGTGACACCCTCCGCGGCAGGGTATGGGATGAGTGGCAGAACTCACTCAAATCCCGTCTCGCCGCCGGAGCGAAAGTCGTGCTGATCATGACACCCTGGCACGAGGACGACCTGGCTGCCCGTATCCTCCGAACCGAGCATAACGTGACTCTGCTTCGACTCCCCGTCGAGGCTGAGTCCGAGGATCCCATGGGCCGCCAGATCGGTGAGCCCCTGTGTCCCGAGCTGGGGAAAGACGAGAACTGGCTTCGGGATTTCAAGGCCGCGTACCTCAGGGACCCGGACGGCGGTGCTCGTGCGTGGGCGGCTCTTTACCAGTGCGCTCCCCGTGTGGAGGAGGGCAACCTCATCAAGCGGAACTGGTGGAAGTGGTACGACCCCAACGAGATAAAGACGTTCGGTACGGAGATCATCTCCGTGGACGCGACCTTCAAAGACAAAGACGATAATGACTTTGTGGCGATTTCTGTGTGGGGAAAACGCAAGAACGACTACTTTTGTGAGTTTATGATGAACCGCCACCTGAACTTCCTCGCCACACTGCAGGCGATACGGAACATCAAGCAGCTGTTCCCCCACGCCATGCAGGTACTCATCGAGGATAAGGCGAACGGCAGCGCGATCATCAGCGTACTCCAGCAGGAGATGTTCTGTATCCCCGTCAACCCCCGAGGCGGTAAGGTGGCGCGAGTAAATGCCGTGTCCGCGGCCATCGAGTCCGGGCACGTGTTCCTGCCTAAAGCCGCGACGTGGACCGCTGACTTTATCGACCAGGCCAGCGCCTTCCCCAACGCCGCGCACGACGACATGGTGGACAGCGCATCTCAGGCCCTGTCCTACCTTATATACTCAAGCGGCGCGTATGAGGTTCCTGAGCTCCCCGAAGAGGAGAAGTACGTGGTCAGAGAGGAGAAAGCGTTCCTCGACAACGACGTACTGTTCGACCCGTACGACAACGAAGGGCCGCTGCAGAGATTGGAGGCACATATCGAATGAGTGTTCTCGAAGACATCGCCAACCTGTTCGAGAGGCAGGTCGGCGTGAAAGAGACCCCGGTAAACAACGTAATATACAACACAGACTACTACGGCACATCAGTTAACGGGGCACAGTACCCCTGGTGCGCCGCGTTCATATGGGACGTATTCCGGATGGCAGGGCATTCCAACCTGTTCCTCGGAGGAGAGAAGAGCGCCTACTGCCCGTACATCGAGGGCTGGGCGAAGAAGAACAACCGGTGGGTCACCGACGGATTCGTCCGCGGTGATCTTCTTTTGTACGACTGGGACGGGGATGCCGTGCCCGACCACATCGGGTTCTGCCTGAGGTGGGACGGAGACTCCGGCGTGGCTATCGAGGGGAACTGCAACGACCAGGTATCCCGCATGACCCGTCGCCGCTCACAGGTGATAGGAGCATATCGGCCTGTGTACCCCGAAGGCTCATCCTCGACTCCCACGACCCAGCCGTCCACTCCCGCAACTACACCTGCAACTCCTTCGACCAACGCGCCTGACGTGTACATCGTAAAAGAAGGGGACAGCCTGTGGGCCATCGCCGCCCAGCTTCTGGGCAACGGCGTGAAGTACCAGGCGATCATGGACGCGAACAACCTGAAGAGCTCCATGATCCATCCCGGTCAGGTGCTGAAGATACCCACAGAGTCAGACCGCAGGGTGTTCACGGTGACCGTGGCACCTGAGACGTACCGATTCCTCTTCGACGCGGCAGCCGCGGATGAGGTGGACGTGGGCATTATCCTCGACCGGATCGTGGAGGGCAGGTTATGACAGCATTTTTCATTGGCGTACTCGGAGCGTTCGCCGTAGTCGCGCCCCTGTGCATCGGCGCGATTATGGGTTGGAAAGCCCATGCAGCCTACACCGCGCATCTGGAGGCGCTGCAGCCGCCGCCTCCCGAGCAGGAGCCTCCCTCCGCTGAGCAGATGCGGAGGTTCATGGAGGACCAGGAGGCGTTTGAGGCGATGCTGCACTACAGTCCGGAGACTGCGTACGGGCTGACGGGCGACCCGCTCCGGGACATCGCAGGGAAGGAGTGATGAGCCGTGGACCGTAACAACGTAGGCAAGACCAAGGTATGGCAGTACTACGAATCGGGCCGGGCGTACAACAACGGACTGGTACCGAACCAGTACCGCACGGTGAACACGAACATCGAGTTCTTCGCCGGGAACCAGTGGGTGCACATACCCGAGACCCCGGCGATGTCGAGGCTCCCCAAGCCCGTGTTCAACATCATCAAGCGGGTACTGAGCCTGTTCGTAGCCAGCCTGACATCCAGCGCCACCACGATCTCGTTTGAGCCCCTCGCCTATTACGACGGGAACAACGTGGCGGACCCGGACAGTGATGCCGCCTCGTTCGCTACGTACGAGGTGCAGAACCTGCTGGAGAAGTTCAAGATGGACTACCGCATCCGGGACGCTCTGTTCGACGGGGGCACGACCGGAGACTACTGTGCGCATTTCTACTGGGACCCCAACGCACTGCCCTACGGCGGAGCGTATGGACCGTATCGCGGTGAGATAAAGATGGAGCTGGTGGACGGGCTGAACGTCATGTTCGGCAACCCCAACACCCCTGAGGTGGAGGAACAGCCGTACATACTGCTCATCGGGCGCGACACTGTGGAGAACCTGCGCGAGGAAGCCAAGCGGAACAAGAAGTTCAGACCCGAGAACGAGGGCGACTTCTCCGAGTTCGAGATCCAGCCCGACTACGACACACAGTGGCAGGCGGCTATCGGCGGCAGGCACGAGCTGATCCCCGACGACGACGGGAACGGCAAGGCACTGTACGCCTACATGTACTTCAAGGTCACTGAGGAAAAGGACGTTATCGACCCGAAGACCGGTGAGCCCGTGATGGAGGTCGTGACTGACTCCAAGGGCGAGCCCGTCATCGCCAAGGACGAAGAGGGGAAACCCATCATCGGCATGGACGGCGCTCCCAAGTACAAGATGAAGCCGATGCGCCAGCTCCAGACTTCGGTGCATGTAACGAAAGCCACCAAGTCCACGACCATCTTCGAGGACGTGGACACCGGGCTGAGCCGGTACCCGATCGCGTGGGGCAACTGGGAGAGACAGAAGAACCAGTACCACGGACGGGCGCTGGTCACCGGCATGGTGCCGAACCAGATATTCATCAACAGTATGTTCGCCATGGTCATGCGGCATCAGCAGCTGCTGGGCTTCCCGAAGACCATCTACAACGCGGACATCATTTCTCAGTGGACGAACGAGATCGGACAGGCCATCGGTGTGCGCGGTCTCCGTCCCGACCAGAACATCAACCAGGTCGCGTACAACCTCCAGCCCGCGGATATGTCCAATCAGATCATGCTGGCTATAGACAAGGCAGTGACGATGACGAAGGACTGCCTCGGCGCGACTGACGCTCAGCTGGGCAACGTGAACCCGGACAACACCTCCGCGCTGATGGTGCTGCAGAGCGCAGCCGAGATACCGCTGGAGAACATCCGGGCCAACCTCCACGAGTGGATGGAGGACATCGGGGAGATACTGCTCGACATGATGGGTACGTACTACGGCGAGAGACCCGTGCTCCGTGAACGTGAGTTCGAGGAACCTGTGGTCGCTTCCGAGGGAGCCACCCCGCAGATAGACCCGTTCTCCGGTACGCTCAAGACCAACAAGGTGATTCGGAAGGTAGTGCAGACCTTCGACTTCTCGCAGTTTAAGCACCTGTGGCTGAACGTGCGTGTGAACGTCGGCGCGACTACGTACTTCTCCGAGATCGCCATGGTACAGACTCTGGACAACCTGCGCCGCGACGGCGTGATCGACATGATCCAGTACCTGGAGCGTGTACCTGACAGGCTCATCCCGCAGAGGGACAAGCTCATCGAGGACCTGAAGACCAAGACCATGCAGCAGGAGCAGGAGCTCGCAGCCCAGCAGCAGATGCAGATGGACAGCGGCATCATCCCCGGCTCCGACGGTCAGGCTATCGGGTCGATGACGGAAGGTCAGGAGGCGGCGTTCGGCGCTGCCGAGGGCCTGCCGAAGAAGCTCCCGCCCAGTGGTACGAATCCCACTGTAGGAGGGGCCATAGATGATGCCAAGGCATTTGCGGGGCTCCCGCCCGGAATGCAGGCAAGATTTGAGGAGATACCCAGCGCCCGTGCCAAGAACAACGTACTTCAGCACGGAAGGCTGCTGGCTAAAGGAGGAGCATAAACATGGATGAATTCAATCTCGCATCCCGGTTCGCGGAAGACGAGGACGAGGCTCCCCGTCGTGGCCGCGGAAAGATCAAGCGCCTGCGCAAGAGAGGCGTAGGGCTGGAGAAACCCGAGGACGTTGAAATCCCCGAGGAAGAGATGGACGAGGAACTGCCTGACCTGCCCATGGGCGGAGGCTTCCCCGGCATCGAGCTTGAAGAGGACATGGAGGAAGACGAAGCGTTCGACGATCTCGTGTCCAGGCTGGAGGGCAGCAGCGCAAGCGCTGGTCGCCGCCGCGCAAAAATGAAGGGCCGTCGCCCCATGCCCCGTGGGCGTGAAGACGAAGAATAAATAAACTGCCTCACCATGGCAGAAAGGAGCAACCCCATGAGCGAATTTGAAAACACGGTCGAGACCTTGGAAGACAGAGACGACGAGTTCCTGCCGGAAGGCTGGAGCGGCACAGAGAACGAAGACTTCTTTGACCCCTCAACCTGGGGCACCGGTGACACCACTGCGGACGCGCAGGAGGACAGCGAAGAACAGGAAGAGGGCAACCCCGAGGAAAACGCAGACGACCAGACTCGCACCACAGATGAGGACGCTGAGTTGCAGACCGAACCCTCCGACGACCTTGATGACCCTACCACGGTCCTCGTGGACGAGGAGAACAACATGCTTCGATTCCGGGCGAACATTGATCACGTTCCGCAGGACATCGAGCTGGACCCCGCAGACCTGCCAACCGTTTACCAGAAGTCCCTCGTACTTGACCGGTACCAGAAACGGGTAGCTGACCTTGAGGCGGAACTTGCCACATGGGACAGCCTCGCAGCCGGACTCAAGTACGCCAACCGAACAGAGCTGCACGAAGGGCTCTTTGAAGGAGCCGTGCAGGACTTCATCGCGGAGCATCCTTCCGTACCGGAGGAGATGGCCCGCGATTATATTACCCGCCAGTTTAACGTCACCCCTGCGCCCAAGCAGGAGGAGAAGACCGAACAGAACGAAAGCGGCAGGGACTTCAAACAGGAAGTGGCGGATCTCTTCCGAGCCTACCCCGGTGCACGTAATGAGCGCATCCCCGACGAGGTTACCAATGATGCGCTGAGCCTGAACAAACCTCTTGTGCAGGCGTACGCGGACTGGAAAGCCCGGACTGCTTCAGCCAAAGCCACCCGTGCAGAACGGGAAAACAAAATCTTAAAACAGAACCAGGCTGCCGCTGCCAGAGCGCCTGTGTCCAAAGTAACAGGTGGCGGTAAGACCGACACCCGCCCGGTGGACGATTTCCTCCGGGGTTTTGAGGACGACAGCGCCTGGTAAAACCACACACGGCAGCCATATAGCCATACGAAAGGAATGATTTAACATGGCTGCTGGTATCAACCTTGCTTCCAAATATTCCACTAATGTGGATGAGAGATTCTATAAAGAATCTCAGGCCGCTATGGCCCTTAACAACGACTACGAATTCACCGGCGTTCAGACGGTAAAGGTCTACAGCATTCCTGTCGCCGTGATGACCGACTACTCCAAGTCCGGCCTGTCTCGCTACGGCACTCCTGATGACCTGACCCGCAACGTCCAGACCCTGACTCTGACCCGTGACCGCGCCTTCACGTTCATCATCGACAAGGGCGACAAGCTCATGTCCCAGATGGTCAGTGACGCTGGCAAGGCTCTGAGCCGCCAGATCCGTGAGGTCATCGTGCCCGAGTACGACACCTATGTGTTCCAGACTCTGGCCTCTGCCGCCACCGCCGCCGGAAACGTCCCTGAATCCGGCAAGGTAGCCATCCCCACACAAATCGGGGCTTATGAAGCTTTCCTGAACGCTCAGGAGAAGCTGGGCAACGCGAACATCCCCGATCAGGGCCGCGTGTGCTTCTGCTCCTACCGCTACGCCAACCTGCTGAAGCTGGATCCCGCCTTCATGCAGTACGGCGACAAGGCCCACGAGATGACCCAGAAGGGTGTCATCGGCGAAGTTGACGGCTGCAAGATCGTCAAGGTCCCCGCCACCCGTCTGCCCTTGGGCTGCAGCTTCATCCTGACCCACCCGATCGCCGCTACCGGCCCGAAGGTACTTGAGGACTATAAGATCCATGACAATCCTCCGGGAATCTCCGGTTGGCTCGTCGAGGGGCGCGAGATTTACGACTGCTTCGTCCTGAACGAGAAGCGCAATGCCATCTTCTACCATGGCTCTCAGGCCATCCTGGGTATGCTGGATGTCCGCACCTTCGCGTCTGCCGCCGGTAAGACCACCATCATGGTGAACCAGGAGCTGCCCAGCGGCTATGAGTTCTCTTACTACACCGGCACCTCCATCCCGTCCGTGACCTACGAGCAGGTCATCCAGGGCGGCACGACCACCGGCTGGACCAAGATGGTGGACGGCTCCAGCAACGCCTCCAACATCATGGAGATCACCCCGACCTCCGGTCACACCACGGCGACCGTGGTCATGGTGGATACGACTGCGCATAATACCTACGCTGTCGGCTCCGCTATTATCAACGTCGGCTGATAAACCTACATACTCCCCCGGGAAACCGGGGGAGACGTTTTAATATGGACTTGTGGGAACGACGAAGCTTAAATGGGCAAGTGGGTGGGTGCCTGCTTTGTCAAGTAAAGGAGTGACTACTTATGACCTTTGGTGAATGCCGGGACCTCAGCCTGAATCTTATCCATCAGGAAACGATCGCGGGCACGGAGATACCCGG